GGTTTGCCTTATGATAACCAGTTTCAAGAATACAGATTGAAATTATCAGAAAAGCAATCCAAAGATGGTGCGAAGCAAATCATTCGTATGGCAGGACCAAATAGATTATATTTACCTGTTAACGAACCAGAAGGTAACTTCTCACTTTAATTATAAAGGTGAGGTATGACTGACGAAGAAAAAGAAATATTAGCTAATGAACTTAGAAGAAAAGCTATAAGAGAAGATATGTTAGATAAGGCTTTAGGTGATAAACCTGAGTTTGGTTCTTTTCAAGATGCTACTAGAAGTTTAATTGATAGTGATTATAACCCAGAAGGAACTGTATTAAGTAGAGCTTTAGGTATAACACAACAACCTGCTCAACCTAATATGGATAATTCTTATACTGGAGGTTATGAACAAAAAGATATGGGTATAACTACAGTTCCAGAAGTTGGAACAAATCCTTTTAAAGATCAATTAAATGATATGGGTATGTCGCCAGATAGTATTCCTTTACCAAGTGGGGTAGATATGATTTCAGACCCTATTAAAAGTAAAAATATATTAATAAACAGGTTAAAAGAATTACCTTTAGATGCTTTAGCAAAATTGTTTGGGGTAAGATAATGCCTGTTAAAAAAGTAAAGGGTGGTTATAGGTTTGGAACAAAAGGAAAAGTATATAAAACTAAAACAAAAGCTAATAAACAAGCAAAAGCTATATATGCTTCAGGCTACAAAGGTAAAAAATAATGGTATTTAATCCTACAGGAGAAAGTATATCACAATCTGCTCCTATTGGTGGATTAAACACAAGAGATGCTGTTGATTTGATGCCACAAACTGATGCTATTAGATTAGATAATTTTTTTCCCGGTTCTACAGATGTTAGTTTAAGAAAAGGTTATACAAACCATGTAACTGGTTTGCCTAGCACAGTACAAAGTTTATTAACATATCAGTCTCCTAGTGCTAATAAACTTTTTGCTGCTAGTAATAATGCTATTTATGATGTAACAAGTTCTGGTAGTGTAGGAAGTGCTGTAGTAACCAGTTTATCTAATGTACAATTTCAACATGTTAATTTTACTACATCAGGAGGTTCATTTCTGTTTATAGTAAATGGTGCTGATGCTCCAAGACATTATAATGGTAGTTCATGGGCAACACCTTCTTTAAGTGGAGTAACAGGCTCTACCATAAACAATGTAACAGTATTTAAAGAACGATTATTCTTTATAGTAAATGATAGTTTAAGTTTTGCATACTTACCTATTAACTCTGTAGCAGGAACAGTATCTACATTTCCATTAGGTAGTGTATTTAATTTTGGTGGTAAATTAGTAGCAGCTGGTAGCTTAACAAGAGATGGTGGCTCTGGCTCAGATGACTACATAGCATTTATAACATCAGAAGGTGAAGTAGCTGTATATCAAGGAACAGACCCAAGTGATGCAAATAAGTGGTCATTAGTTGGTGTATTTAAAATAGCAAGACCTATAGGTAAAAGATGTATTGTAAATGTAGGACCAGAGTTAATTGTTATTACAGAATCTGGTTTTGTACCACTAACACAAATGTATGCAGAAAATGAATCGAATTATTCTAAAGCAATATCAGATAAAATAAGTGGTAGTATATTAACAGCAGTAAGTAATTTTAAATCTACTTTTGGTTGGGAAGCATTAATCTATCCTAAAGGACAGTTTGGTTTGTTTAATGTACCTAATGGAGTATCAGGTGAGTTTGTGCAATTTGTAGTAAACTTATCCACAGGTGCATGGGGTAGATTTACAGGACAAGATGCGTACTGTTGGGGTTTATTAAATGGTGATTTATATTTTGGTGGCAGTACTAAAGTATATAAAGCAGATAATGGATTAAGTGATGCAGGAGTACAAATACAAGGTAACGCAAAAACAGCATTTGTTTATTATGGGGGGAGAGGCACATCTAAAAGATTTACAGCTATACGACCTATTGTATCATCTGATGCAGACTTACCAGTTAGTATAGGATTTGATGTAGACTTTAATGATGGCACATCTACTTATACTCCATCTAGTGCTACTACAACAGGGGCAGAATGGGATACAGCAACTTGGGATGTAGCAGAATGGGCAGGAACAATTGCTTCACAATTAGTATGGAGAAGTGTTGCCGATATAGGTTGGAACGCAGCAATACGAATACAAACCAGTACACAAGCACAAAGTATTAAATGGCATAGTGTAGATATTTATTATGAAAAAGGAGTAGGTTTATGATGCTTACAGATAAAGTGTGGAAACTATTAGAACCAGCTACAAATATTGGTGAAGGTCTAACAAGAAAAGAAATAGAAGAAAGTTTACAAAAAGGATATTATAAATTATTTACACATAAAGATTCTGCTTGTATTATATCTCAAAATGAAACTAGTATAAGAATAGGATTAGGTGGAGGCAAAATGGAGGAAGTAAAAAAAATAGTGGAAAAGATAGAAAGGTTTGCAAAAAACAATAAAATAAATTATATTGACATTTTAGGAAGAATGGGTTGGGAAAAAGCATTAAAAGGATATAAGAAACAAGCAGTCTTATTAAGGAAGGAAGTAACATGAGTTTTATAACAGATATATTTAAATCTCCAAAGCCACCTCCAGCACCAGATTATGCAGGTGCAGCACAAGCACAAGGAGCAGCAAATGTAGAAACAGCTAGAGTAGAAGGTAGAATGAATAGACCTGATGTATTTTCTCCTTATGATTCAACAATAATACAAGATTTAGGTAATGATAGATTTTCACAAACTTATAGTTTAGCTCCTGAGTATGAAGATCAAAGAGTAAAACAAGTTGGTATTACAGATAAGTATTTAGACACAGCAAGTAATTACTTATCAGGTTTACCACAAGAAACATTTTCATTAGCTGGATTATCAGCACAACCGGGTCTTGCAGATAGAAGTGGTTTAACTGCGTTACCTACTATGAATGATATAAACTCTTATACTGCTAGAGTAGAAGGTGATTATTATAATAGAGCATTAAATAGAATTCAACCTCAACAACAACAAGAAATTATAGACTTACAAACAAGATTAATTAATGCAGGTATACCTGAAGGTTCAGAAGCACATAGTAATGCACTTGCTGAGCTTAGAATGAACCACCAAGACACTTTAAGAGAGTTAGCTAGTGATTCTATAGCTGAAGGACAAAGGTTAGGTGATGCTCAATTAAATAGAGCTACAGGTATGCGTAGTTATCAATTAGGAGAAGCACAAGGATTAGTAAGTGAGCAAGAAAGAGTAAGAGATAGACAATTATCTGATTATTTATTAGGTAGAAGTCAACCACTTAGTGAAATTGCTACTTTATCAGGACAAGCAGCACCTCCTCCGAGTATAGCTACAACAGGATTAAATGTACCAGCTTCTAGTATAGCACCTCCTCCAATATTTGCAGGAGCTACTGCTCAAGGAAATTATGATACAGGTGTTTATGGTAACCAAGTTAATGCTTATGGTGCTAAATTAAAAGCAGCAGGAGATATGGCTAAACTTGCAGCAGCATCAGATAAAAGATTAAAGAAAAATATTAAATACAAATCTAAATCTAAATCTGGATTAAATGTTTATGAGTTTGAGTATAATTGGTCACCACAAAAATATACTGGTGTAATGGCACAACAAGTTAAGAAAGTAAAACCATCAGCAGTATCTGAAAATATCTTTGGACACATGATGGTAGATTATAGCCAATTAGATGTAAACATGGAAAGAGTGTAATGGCAGTAAATCCTTTAAGAAGAAGACAAGTAACTCCTTATGAAGATGAAATCTTAAAAAGAAATTTAAGACAAGTAGGAGCAACTCGTAATCAATATGCTAATGAAAGTTATGGAGGAAATTTTCCTATTGGAACTTTAACTTCTGACATATTAAAAGGATTACATGAAAGAGGTGCTAAAGAAGAATTAAAATTAGCTAGTTCAGATACAGACAAAGCTAGAGCATTAGTAATGCAATTAACAAATAATCCTAATATTAATATAGCTTCTGATGGAACAATTACAGAAAAAGGAACACAACCTACAGATGTTCAAAGAATGAATTACTCAACTGTTGACCCTAAAGATGTAACTGTAGAAGCTTTAACTGGAACAGCTGATAAACCCACATCTTATAGTTTTGGAGAAGACCCTAGTTTTTTAAGTAGGGTTTTAAAAGGAAGAACCAAAACTGGTGAAACAACAGATAATATTTATGACATAATGAATAAAGCACAAATTCCATTTAAATCTCAAGTAGAATTATTGTCACAAAGTGGTGAACCTGAGTTTACTTATGAAAGAGATAGTGATGAGGGTGTAACTACAGAATATAAAATAAATAAAAAAACAGGTGAAATAGTAGGTAAAAGAGTAGTAGATGATTTATCAGAATCTAGGGACAATAAAGAATACACAATCGTAGACCCTAAAGGGCAAAAAATAAAAGTACAAGGGCAATCTGTAAATAGGAAATTACAATTATTTATAGATGGACTTGGGTATGTTAATGCTGATGATTTAACTAAAAGAGGATATAAAAATATCCAAGAATTTAAAGAAAAAGACATTAGAAAAGAAAGATTGCCGGGAACAGGTACTGTAGCAGATGAATTAGGTAAAGGTGGTGCAAAATTATTTAATACTGATTATCAAAACAGTGTAAGTGCTATTGGGGAAGTAAGAAGTATTGATGATTTATTGACTATTGTATCAAGAGAAGATACACCTTCAGGTACTTTTGGTAACTTTATACCAGAAGTAATGAAATTAGGAAAGAGTTTAGGTTTTATTTCTGCAGATGCACCAAATACTATTGAAAACGCAAGATTAGTACAAACACAATTAGCAGAAAGAACATTAGCAAATGTTAAAAAATTAACAGGTCCAATAACTGAAAAAGAACTTAGATTTTTACAAGAAATGGTTCCTTCATTAAAAGATACTAAAGAAGGACAAATAGCTATTTTGTTATACTCACAATATATTTATAATAAACAAGCTAATTTTAGTAGATATGTAGAAGAAAATCACCCTAATTATGAAGAAGGTGCAACTGGAGCAAGTTTAAATAGAATAAGAAAAGGCTATATGGAATCTGATGAAGGTAACAAAAGTTTTTTAAATTTTGTTCTTGATAAAAGAAAACAAGAAAGTGATTTTTTTAGAAAAAAATTAGATTCAAATAGTCCTATGTATGACCCTAATTATACACAACAACAGTTTAATGATGATTTAGATTATTTAACAAATAATAAATATAATTTACCATATGTTCGTAAAGTATTTAGAAGAGGCAAATAAATGGCAAGTATGACAGATGAAGAATTTGAAGAACAATTAAAATTATCAGAACAAAGAGTAGAAGAACAAAACAAACCTATTATAGGTGGTAGTAATAAAAATCCTTTTTTCCATGATAGAGATAAAAAAAAAATTGGCATTAAAGGTGGTGCTCCTTATATAGATTATTTTGGTAATAAATATGATTTTAATACACCAGATATGTATGTAGATTATAGTAAAGAAAGAAATATAGGAGATGCTAGACAAAGTGGGCAAGTATTTGGTTTAGGTTTTGGAGATGAAATAGAGGCTACTGTGCGATCTATGTTTGATGATGAAAAAACTTATGCACAAAAATTACCTGAAATTAGAGAAAAAATAAATCAATATAAAAAAAGTAATCCTAATGCAGTATTAACAACAAATATATTAGCAGGACTTGTTCAAGGTCCAGCTTATGTTGCTAAAACAGGTTTAAAAACTGCAGGTAGAGTAATAGGTGGAGGTACAATTACTGGAGCAGGTGTAAGTGATCCTGAAAGTTATTTATCTCCTGAACAATTAACTGAAGAAAATGTGCAAAGAGTTAGAAGAGAAGGTGGTGTGTTTGGTAGTCTTTTTTCTTTACCTTTTGCTTTTTTATCTAAAGTTTTTCAACCTAATCAAATAGCACAACAACTACAAAATAAAAGAGTAAATGTAACTCCGGGTATGATGTCAGGTGGAGAAGTTAAAGGTATTGAAGATTTATTATCTGGACTTCCCGGTAGTAGCACAGGTGTAGCAAAAGCTAAAAAAGATAGTTTAATGAATTTTAACATAATGGCTTATAGAGAAATATTAGGTGATTTAAATAATGCTTTAAAACAAACTGTTACTAAAAATGTAAACATGAATCCTATTAAAGGAGTAATAGATGACCCAGCTAATATGTCTATGCTTGAAAATGTGGCTAAAGGTGTAAAATTTGACACTTTTAAGTTAGTAAAAGGTGGTGATGGAAATGCACAATTTAAAAATTTAAATGATGTAATAAATAAAACTTATACTAAATTATTAAATAATATAACTGTATCTGGAGGTAAACAAATTAAATCAGAAGTAGATGCTGTTATTAATAATTATAAAAATTTATTACCTAAAAATTTTAGTGAATCAATAAACAAAGTATTATTTAATAGATTTAAAGGTGATAAATTAACTGGTGAAAATTTAAAATTAGCTAGACAAGACATTAGATTAAGAGCAAATGATGCAAAATTAAGCAAAGAAAATAATAGTAATGAATTAGCTGATGCTTATGCTGATATTTTAAAAATATTAAAACAACAAATAACAGATCAAAACCCTAATGTAGCTCCACAATTTTTAGCATTTGAAGCTTTATATCCTAAATATCAAGCTATTTTAAAAGCAAAAACTGCTACAACATTATCAGATGGTTATTTTACTCCTGATCAATTAATACAAGCAGGTAATGCAGTAGCAAATAAAACTAGTACTACTAAAGTAGCATTAGATGAGGCTTTTTTTGGTGATGTATCAAAGAAAGCAAAAAACATAGGCATAGATGAAGCAGAATCAAAAACTAATGCTTTTTATACTATGGGAGTTCTTGCAGGAAGTGGAGGCTATGGTTATTCACAAGATGGTTTAGAAGGAGCTGGTACTGGAATAGCAGCTGGACTAGCTTTACCTTTTGCTATAGGTGCTGGTTATAAAAATCCTGCTATAAGAAATATGTTAACTAATTCTTTAAGAGGTGGCTTTATGCCAGGTTCTAGTCCTTATATGAGTGATGTATTAAGAAATAGAACTATGCCAAGAAGAAGATTTTAATTTGATTAATAAACTAAAATAAGGTAAAAAAATAAAAGGAGAATAAAAATGGGTTGGTCAGGAGGAACATATACAAGATCAGATGGTGTATTTACAGGTACATCTATTTGGCAAAGTAACAGAGATGCAGGAACAAAGATTGTTGCAGATAGGCACGATACACACGACCAAGATATAGCAACAGGATTAAACCAAGCTATTAACAAAGATGGAAGTAATGCTTTCACAGGTGCAGCTAATTTAGGTAGTCAAAAGATAACAGCACTAGCTGATGGTACAGCACACACAGACGGAGTAAATGCTGGGCAGATACAAGATGGTGGATTAATATTCCAATCTAACGATACAGGTAGTGCAAATGCTTATGCAATAGCTCTAACACCAGCAGTAACTGCGTATGTAGCAGGGCAAGTATTTCATTTTAAAGCAGGTAACGCATCTAGTGGAGCTTCAACCTTAAATGTAAATGCACTTGGTACAAAAAACATAAAAAAGAAAAATGACCAAGATATTGCAGCTGGTGATATAGAAGAAGATGCAATCGTATCTGTAATCTATGATGGTACATCTTTTCAAATGTTATCACAATTAGGTACATCAGCAGGTTCTATGAGTTCATTTACTCTTACTGGTGATAGTGGTAGTAACCAAACTATTAATGATGGTAACACATTAGACGTAGCAGGTGGTACAGGTATAGACACTGTAGTTGGTTCAACTGATACAGTAACAGTAAGTGTAGATAGCACTATTAAAAAAGTAGGAAAA